TTGGAATGTACCTGGCAAGGCCTAGCGTCGCAGAATTAGAGAAATGCTATAGTAAGTTCAGCGAGGACTATTGTAATGTTACAATGTTTAGATAAATTCCATAATTAAATGATTATACGCGTACGGGCGAGGCTTGTACGCGTATTTTTCAACCAAGAGTACTACGGTCACGACAACCCGCGCAGAAAGGAAACATTATGCCGCATAAATCAGACCCTCCCAGTGAGGGATTCGATGAGAATGGAACCCCCATATGGGGAAGCCACCAAAGTGAATTTTGTAAAGGACACAACCATTACCTCCCTCGCAGCGATTTCGCTGGCGTGGAGTGGGTTGAATACTATTGCAGGGCGTGTATGGCTCAAAAAAGAAAAGACGATCAGGAAGCGTCACAGAAGCCAGAAAAGAACAGCCTAGCCTACACCCACTTGATTAGGGTAAAGGAAACGGGTAAAATCTTTAAGTATCACGTTTTAAGTGGTGAGATTCCAAATTCGTGTATTATCGTTTATGAAGTTTCGCCGGGTCATTTATTACCGAAGAAGTTTAGAAAGTATCCAGTTTATGAAAAATCTTAATAATAAAATACGAAATAAGATTAACAATCTAATGGCGCAGGGTGCATCGCTTGAGGAAGCGTCGTTTGTCGTGCGTCAATGGGCTGCGCGAGCGATGGCCAAAGAGCGTTTGAACGAAAATACCAATGAAGAAGGTAACAATGGCAAAGAAGAAAACCCCAAAGAGACTGCAAAGGGAAGCAAAGCTGTTGCAGGAACTGGCGATTGATTTCGACTGGCAAGCTGCTGCTAAGCGGGCGAAAGTGCCTCAATCATCGCTATCCGATTACATGCAGGACAGGCAATTTGTGGCGCGTGGTCAGAAGATCATTGAAAAATGTGTTGGAGATCGGTCAGGAATTGATGAAGCGATTAAAAGATTTCGTAAAACACAACAAGCTTTAGAAGACGAATTGGATGGCGGTAATCTGGATGTTGCCCACTCGTTAATTAAAACGCATGAGATGGAATTTAAAATGCACGGCCTGTTTGAAAAAGATAACAAGCAGAAGGGAAACAATGTTATGATTAACATATCTTTTGATAAGGATAGCGTTGTTGACATTGAGGGTGAGGTTATTGAAGATGTCTAGGGACTACGACAAAGAACGAAAATATGACAGCCAGCCGCATGTTAAGAAAAAGCGCGCCGCTCGTAACAGGGCGCGATATAGCTTGATGAAAAAAGGCCTGGTTAAAAAGGGCGATGGCAAGGATGTCGATCACAAAGACGGAAACCCGAACAATAATAGCCCAAGTAATCTCCGCGTTCAATCAGCCAGCAAGAACCGAAGCTTTCCGCGAGATAAGAAGGCCAGAAAAAAATCGTTGCTTAAAAAACCATAGAGGTATTATAGTACCCGATGACAGCTTTAAATTACAAAGCCTCCCGCACCTTTAGTAAATTCCACCATGACGATACGTTCATCCGCATTGCCATGGGGCCCGTTGGTAGCGGCAAGAGCGTAGGCTGTTGCTGGGAAGTTTACATGAGGGCGCTCAAGCAGAAGCCGAACAGCGATGGTGTCCGTATGTCGCGTTGGGTTATCGTGCGTAACACCCTGCCCGAACTTGAGACGACCACAATGGCAACGTGGAAGCAATGGTTTGGTGAGGGCATCTTTAGAGGCGCGAAGATTACAGGCCGCGCTCCTTACAAACAGACCATAGAACACGCCCACCCAACAGGCGATGGCACAACCTTGCATTTAGAGATTATTTTTCTTGCGCTCGATGGTGAGGAAGATATTAAAAAACTTATGTCGCTTGAGTGTACTGGTATTTTCTTTAACGAACTTCGCTTTATTGACGAGATTATTTTTCGTGAGGCATGTACGCGCCCGGGCAGATATCCGCGCAAGGTTGATGGTGGTGCTACATGGCATGGCATTATCGCCGACACTAACCCGCCTGACGATGCCCACTGGATGTATAAGCTGGTTGAAGAAGCGAAGCCCTCAAACGTGGCGATGTATTATCAGCCAAGCGGCATATCAAAATACGGCGAGAACAGAGAAAACCTGCCTGATAATTATTACGAAAATATGTCGATTGGTAAAACGCAAGAGTGGATAAATGTTTACGTTCACGGTAAATACGGATTCATGGAAGAAGGCAAGAGCGTTTACAAGGACACATGGAACGACGACTTCCACTTCACAAGCGAGGCTATCTCACTCATACCGGCGCGAACATTGATTGGCGGCATAGATGCTTCGGGTCGTAGCCCTGCGGCGGTGGTGCTGCAAAGCACACCCAAGGGGCAGGTTCAGGTCGTATGGGAACTATGCGGCGAGGATGTAGGCGCGGTGACATTTAGTAAGCTGTTGCGGCAAGAGGTGGCATCGTCATTCCCGCATCATAACATTACATGGTGGGGCGATCCGGCGGGCGCGTTTAAATCTCAAAACGATGAGCGAACTTACTTTGAAATCCTGCGCGGTGAAGGCTTAATTGTCCAGCCCTCGCCCGGCTTTCGCACAGGTGAGCGCATCGAGGGCGTTAATAGTATTTTATCCCGTAACATCGGAGGCGAACCTGCGCTTTTAGTTAGCGCGGCTTGCAAGGCATTGCGCAAAGGTTTTAATGGCGGCTATCGTTACAGAAAAATCGGCTCATCTGGAAGCGCACGCTATACGCCGGACCCCGACAAGAATGAATACTCGCACCCGCATGAGGCGTTGCAATACGCGATTGCTGGAATGGGCGAGTTAAACACGATGAAGCAGCGCAAACGGTCAGAATATAAAATGTATAGCTATGCGACAGACTGGTGAGTTTAGGGAATATTTAATCGTATTTACCAGCAAGGCACGCTTGAACTGGTTTTACAGGCTGTTTACGCGCCACGGTATGCGCCATTGCGAGATTTATACGGCGATTGGTGACGCATCTATGAGCGTATGTCAGACGATTGAAAATGTAGAGTTTACTTTTTACAAAGAAAATATTAACGAAGTTATTAAAAAACTAACCGAACAAAACGCGATTATACTGTACTTGCCAACCTTTAAAAAACCACGTAAGCTGCGTTTAGGTATTCTGATACCGTCTTGCGTTGGTAATTGCATGATGGTCTCAGGCGTATCTTTCAATAGAATTAGTGTCCACGGGTATTACAGGGATTTAATAAAATATGGTGCAACCCGAATCAGTTGAAATATTTAATGCGGACGCTTCTAACCTTGAAGAAATGTTTGCCCTTGCAGAAACGTTCTGGCACGAAAGCAATTTCCAAACAGCGGGCCTAACCCTTGCTCCTGATTTTTGGAAAGATACGGTCAGGGCGCATATTGGCCTTCCTGATACGGCGGGGATATGCGCTTCGATTGATGGCGCGATTGTTGGTTATGTATTGGTTTATTATCAAACCGATTATACAGTCGAGCGCATTGGCGAGATGTTTCAATTTTACGTTAAGCCAGAATATCGCAGCACAAAAGTAGCGCGGAAGTTGGTCGAGGCAGCGGTTAATCAATACAAAGAATGGGGATGTGCGCGGGCTTACTGCGAGGCATCGCCGGGGATATCAATGCGCGATCACTTGGCGTTATTTAGAAATCTTTGGGGCAAATACGATTATCAAGAAATTGGTGTAACTCTTATGAAGGAATTTTAACTATGGGTGGTGGTAGCAAAAGACCAGACACAAGAGCACAAGATGAGGCGATGGCGAGGCAACGGCAACAGATTGATGAGCAGCGGGCAGAGAATAAGCGCATCCAAGAGGAAGCGGCTGAAAAAGAAGCTACAGAGAAAGCCCGCCTTGATGATTTAAGAAAAAGGCAGCGGCGCGGTAAACGCGGGTTGCTTGGCACAGAAGGCGATGAATTAGGGGTATCGTAAATGACGCCACAGGAATTTAAAAAACGCTATGATGCAGCGCAAACCAATAAACAAAAAAATTGGGAGACGCTATATCGTGAGGCAATGGAATTATTTTGCCCCGAACGCGAAAACTTTTACAACCAAGCGTCAGGGCAAAAGAAGGGCAGAACTGTTTATACCTCAAGCCCTTACATCGCCTTTGATAAAGCAGCTAACAATATCCACTCAAGCCTAACGCCGCACCTGAAACGCTGGACAAACTTAAAGCCCGGCAGAATGATTCCAAAAGATCAGAAAAAGGAAGCCGCCTCACAGCTTGAAGAAATCAAAGACACGCTGTTCGATCACATCTTTACCTCAAACTTTGACCTTGCGATCAGTGAATTTTACCGTGATTTGATGATTGGCACAGCCGCGCTTATGGTCACAGGCACGCCAAAGCAGCCTTTGATTTTCACTTCCGTTCCTTTAAACGAGCTTTGCTTTTCCACAGGTGCGCTGGGTGTTGTTGATAAAATATACCGCCGCTATCAAATTAAAGTTGGCGTTATTTTAGATACTTGGGATGATGCAGACCTGCCAAACGATTTAAAAACCATGGCAGAGGCAGACCCGGAGAAAAAAATATGGTGCATCGAGGGGACAACACCCAAGAAATTTAAAGCGTTCGACCTCAAGACAGAAAAAGAAATTGAAAAAGAAGGCTTTGGCTACTATGTGCTTTTAGAAAAGTTTGCGGATAAGTTTATTGTCGAACGCAACATGGATGTAAACCCTTGGATTGTCGCCCGCTGGTCTGTTATGAGCGGCGAAGAATGGGGGCGCGGCCCCGTGATTGTATGCTTGAACGATGGTAAAACGCTGAATCAGTTTATCAAATTGCACATGCAGTCTATGGAAATCAACACCCACCCGACATACACCGTTGTGGATGATGGCGTGATTAACATTTCTGCAATCCGTGTTGGCCCCGGCGCAATGCTTCCCGTGTCTGCTAACGATGGCGTCTTTGGCCCCAGCATTAAACCGCTTCCAACAGGTGGTAACTTGCAAGCAGGGCAGATGGAAATCGAACGCCTTGAGGCCAGCATAAACGATCAGATGTACACAGAGCCGCTGGGGTCTGTAAACCTTCCTGTTAAGACAGCCACAGAGATCAGCATTAGACAGCAAGAACTAGCCAAGCGCATTGGCAGCGCATACGGTCGCTTGCAATATGAATTGATTAACCCGCTTGTGAATATATGTTTGTATCAGTTGGATAAGTTAAACATTATCAACATGAATGATTTTAAAGTTGATGGCCACATGATAGCGATTGACGCTGTATCCCCTCTTGCGCAATCGCAGCAGCAAGACGAGATTAACAATGTGGTTCGCTTCATTGAGTTTGCTTTAGGTAGCTTTGGCCCCGAAGTTGGAATGGGTGCGATTAAAGCGGATGAGGTTATTGACTTTATCGGCGATCAATTAAATGTTCCCGAACGATTGACGTATAGCAAAGCAGAAAAAGAACAAAACAAAGAGGTTGCTGAAAAGCAGATGGCGGCGCAAGCAATGATGGCACAGCAGGGGCAACCAAGTGGAAAATAAATATAATGATTTAGATGAGGTGAGTGCTGTTTTTAAACGCTTGTTTGCTACAGCCGATGGCGAAAGTGTGCTGGATATTTTAGAATCACGCTTTGATAAACCCACTTTAATTCAGAACGCCAATGATGGCGTGGCCATGAGCAACCTCACGTTTGCCAGAATTGGCGAACAAAACGTAGTAAAATATATTAAGACTTTAATCAACAGGGAGTTGACCAAATGACGGATGCCGCACAGGTTGAAGAAGCTGTAACAGAAGAAGCTGTAACAGAAGAAGCTGTAACAGAAGAAGCCGCCGCGCCAAGCAAGCCTAGTGGTGAATTGCTTGATCGTGATGGCGAGGTAATCAGCGTTGAGGACGCAATTAAAAAAGCGGACGGCAAAGAAGAAAAAGCGGATGACGGTGAACGACCCAAATGGCTTCCAGAAAAGTTTAAATCAGCCGAGGATATGGCGAAATCTTATTCTGAATTAGAAAAAACCTTGAAAGAAAAAGGAAAGGTTGCGCCTGATAAGTATGAATTTGAAGAAACCTACGGCCTTGAAGAAGATATTGTCACGCACTATTCAGACTTTGCAAAAGAAGCAGG